TCAAGAACAGTTTATGTAATCGAGCATTACATAAGATTAGACACTGATGGTGATGAATATGCAGAACTATTAAAAATAGTCACTGCTGGTGGCTATGACGCAATGGAGATCCTGGACATACAAGAAGTAAATGAAATACCATTTGCATTGTTTTCTCCTATTATGCTCCCACACAGAGTATATGGTCTAGGTGTTGCGACATTAGCCACTGAAATAGAAAAGCTGCACACAGCATTATTAAGACAGATGATGGATAGTCTTTATTTATCTACATCACCAAGAATGTTAGCAGTTGATAACCAGGTAAATATAGACGATTTATTAACAGCAGAAGTTGGTGGCATCGTAAGGGCAAAAAGATTAGATGCTGTAAGAGAATTACCAGTAAGTGATGTTTCAAGGCAAGCAATGCCAATGATGCAAATGCTTGAAAAGATGAGAGCGCAAAGAACTGGTGTTAATCAAATGGCTATGACATTAGATCCTACAATAGCACAAAACGAAACAGCAACTGCTGCACGTATTAATAATGATGCTGCTAGTGCAAGATTAGAACTTATGGCACAAACATATGCCGAAACAGGATTAAAGAGATTAGTTAAAGGTATATGTAAACTAGGATCAATGCACTATGACGAAGAAATGATGATACGTTTAAAAGGTAGTGCAGTAAAAATGAACCCAAGACAATTTAATTTAGAATTAGATTTATCAGTAAATGTTGGACTTGCTGGAAACAGGGAAAGACAAATACAAATGATGAATATGCTTATAGCTGATATGGGTAATATTTTTCAGTTAGGTGGTGCTGATAATATGATTGTAAATCCTGTTAATGTTTACCAGGCAGCTTTAGCAAAAGCTGATGCAATGGGTATAAAAGGTGCTGAAAGATTTTTTACAGACCCAGAACCTATTATGCAACAAGCTGCTGAAATGGCAAAAAATCAACCACCACAAGAAAGTCCAGAAGAAAAACTAGCTAATGCACAAACAGAAGCAGCACGTATTGAAGGAATTACAGCATTACAAAGAATAAAGTTAGACGCAGAAAAAGCTATGGAAGATATAAGACTTAAGGAAAGAGAACTAGAAAGAAAAGAAAAAGAATTAGAAGTTAAAGCTGCTGCAATAGATGAAGACCAGGATATTAAACGTGAAGGTTACATGAAGGACATTAAGATAGCAGAGTTAAAAAATGGGTAGTCCAGACGTAAGAAATTTATTAACTGAAATACTGACAGAGCAAGCTGGCACGTATACGCCATACAATCCTACAATGGATAGGTTAGTTCCTAGACAGACAACAACCAAAGAAAAGATTACTGGTTTCTTAGGAGAAAATATTTTTGGAGGTGGTAGATCTGGTCAACGGCAAGCGCAAAACATAATGGATTTTGCTGACTTCACACCATTGTCACCATTGTATAATGCACCACAGGCATTTATGGATATACAAGAAGCTGGTGGTTTGTTTAATCCAAAAGCAGCAGCAATGCCAGCAATATTATTAGCAGCTGAATTATCTGGTACTGGTGGTCTTGCAAAAGGCGCTGCAAAAAAAGCAAAAAATATATATGATGCTGCACCATTTAGTAAACCAGAATATAAAGGTGCTGCACCAGACAGAAGTACATTTACATATTTAAGATATAAACCTAAAAACTTATCACCCAGGATGGTATCAGCATTGGACGCAATAAACGCACCTAACAGTAAATTTAAAGCAGAAATGATTGAAGACATAAAAAGAGGTCAAGAGTTAGGTGGTGACAGTTGGTATAATACTGAAGAGTTAAGAGATTGGTTTGTAAATGAATTGGGTGAAAAAGCTGGTGATGCACACTGGCGACATTTTATGAGTTTAATGGGTACAACGTCACCTGGATCTAAAGTTGATGCAAACATAGGTAATGCTGCATATGTCAGAAAAAGATTACTTGATAATGAAATAGTACCAGGAACTAATAAAACTTATTTTGAAGCATTAAAGGATGTTACAAAATTAGAGGATGCACAAATATTAGCTAAAACTAGAGCAGAAGGTTTTGGTCATAAAACTGGTGGAGCGCAAGAAATGGCTACAGCACGATATGTGCAAGGTGAATATTCACCAGGAACAGAACCTGGAGTAGCGCCAACAAAATCAAGTTTAGTAACAAATCCAAAACCAAAAGGTTTTACACAAAGTCTTATAGGCAATCAAACAAATATAGCAGCAGATTTACACTTTACCAGGTACATGG